CGTCATCAATTAACTTTAGGCGATCAATTTGGTCGTAAGATGACTGAAGATCAAGCTAATAAATGGGCTGAAGCTGAAAAAGCTAGGGCTAAAGAAGCATATCAAATTGGTGAAGCTCAAAGAAGTTTTGAATTTGGTTGGCAAAAAGCTTTTGCTACTTATGCAGATAACGCTTCTAATGCGGCTAAATTAGGTGAGCAAGCATTCGTATCTGTAACACAAAATCTTGAAACTGCATTAGATAATTTTGTTCAAACAGGCAAGCTTAAATTTGGCGATTTAGCAAAAAGCATTATTAGTGATTTACTTAAAATACAATTAAAAGCTCAAGCTACATCTATATTTCAATCATCAGGTATAGGTAGTTTTTTTAGTAGCATATTTGGCGGTGGTGGTGGTGGTGGCGGAAAAGCTTTTACAGGCGGAATTAAATTAAAAGGATTTGCTGATGGTGGTAATCCGCCAGTTGGAATGCCAAGTTTAGTTGGCGAAAGTGGCCCTGAATTATTTGTTCCTAAAACCGCAGGCACTATTATTCCTAACAATCAATTAAGCTCTATGGGCGGTGGCCCTCAAGTAGTGTATAATGGGCCTTATATTGCAAGCATGAGTGCTATTGATACGCAATCAGCAACACAATTTTTATCAAGAAATAAACAAGCGGTATTTGCGGCTAATCAATCCGCTACAAGATCATTGCCACAATCGAGATAATAACTATGTCATTAAATACAATATTACAAGTTTCTGAATCGATTGCAATTAATGATCAAAAGCTTGTTGGTCAAGTTTTAAGTCGCAATCAGCGCATCTCCACTTCCGAACTTCTTACTGTTCAACCTTTTGAATTTACAATGAATCCTATGAAGTATTTGCTTTATAGTCAAAATAGAGATTTGTTATCATCTTTGCGCGTAGCAGACAAAGCTACAGAACAATATCTTAATTTTACAAATATTGGGTGGCTTAATTATGTTGCTTATCAAGGCGACATGACATTAGGCGAAATTGCGGCTTGTCAATGGCAAACTTCAAGCGCTAATAAAACACTTGTATTAGGTAGTTTACCTAGCATATCCGCAACTGATTATATTGTAAAAATTGGTGATTTTTGTCAAGTAGGTCGATATGCTTATATTGCAACGGCAAATGTTCAAAGAGGTGGCGGCTCAACTGTTAATATTCCTGTTCACAGAAATTTAATTGATGCTCTTGTAAGTCCAATTGACGCAGTTATTGGTCAATATGGAACTACCATATCTTTAGGTGGCAATATTTATACAGGCGTTACATTCCCTATTATTTTAAGGGAATACCCTACTTATACTTTAGTGCCTATGACTAATGATTCATTTATTTCTTGGAATGGCCCTTTTGTAGCAATTGAAGATGTTCTATGAATGTAATAACTCCCGTAACTAATACTAACAATATAAGAATGGCAGATTTTGTTCGCGTTACTACGCGAGCTACTGTTACTGCTGGCAATCTTATTATTGGTCAAACTTATACAGTTAGAACTACTGTTACAGGCGGAATTAATCCTACTGATTGGACTTCTTGGGGTGCGGCTAATAATAATTATGGCACAGTATTTGTAGCAACAGGTGTTGGATCAGGCACAGGCACAGTATATGAAAGTGTTGTTTATAGATTTGCTACAACACCAAGTGCATTAACTATAGCCGCAGTTGATAGCGAACCTTTTGATGCATTAGGTGGATTGGTTAAAATTAATGATGTTCAAAGAGATATTAAATCGACTGCTAATGAAACAAGTATGACTATTGTTGGCATTGATACTGCTTTATTAGGATGGACATTAGGCCATGAAATAAAAGGTTCTTATATTGAAATGTGGCATGGTTTTTTTGATACTAATGGCGCATTAATAACTACAGGTGGCACAGGCGGTTTATATAAATTTTTTACAGGCTATATAAATTCTTTTGCAATATCCGAACAATGGATGGAAGAAATAAGAATGTATGTTGGTGTAATTAGTATAGCCGCTTCAAGCATACAAATTATTTTACAAAATAGAACGGCTGGAAGATACACAAATGATAATGCTTGGATGTATTGGAATCCTACTGATACTTCTATGGAAAGAGTTGGTTTTATAGAAACTATAAATTATTCTTTTGGCAAGGATGTATGATAAGACAAGCTACAAAATACGACAAAATACAATTACAAAATATGATGCGAATGTTTAGGGATGAAAGCCCAATAGAACAATATAAAGACATTGATAATCCTGATTATTTTAATTCCATTATAGATAGTATTATTGCAGGGCGTGGCGTAATTTTTATAGAAGATAATATAGGATTTATTATGGGCATTATTAGCCCTGTCGTATGGTGCGATAAAACTTTAGCATTGTATGAATTGGCTTGGTATGTAAAGCCTGAATATAGACATAAAACAGTAGGATATAAATTATTAAAAGCTTATATAAACAAAGCTCAAGAATTAAAAGATCAAGGCAGAATTAAATTATTTACGATGACTAAAATGACAACAAGCCCTGATATTAATTACGCAAGATTTGGATTTACTAAAATAGAAGAAAATTGGATGCAATGATTCGTTTTATATTAATTTTTTTAATTTGGTTTTTATATTGCTCTGAAGCATTAGCGGCAGGTTCTATTATTGCCGCCGCTATTGGCTTATCAGGCTTTACTGCAACTGTAGTTGGCTTTGCAATTAATATGATTGCATCAACTATTGTATCTAGTCTTTTTGCTCCCAAACCCCCAAGCGCAGGTAATTTTGAACAAGCTAATCAACCCAATCCTGGCAGTCGCCAACAACTTCCGCCTGCTGGCGATAACAAATTACCAGTTGTTTATGGCAAAGCTTATGTGGGTGGCATTGTTACCGATATGTCTATTACGGCAGACAATCAAGACATATATTGGGTTATATCTTTATCTGAAGTAACAAACACAGAAACAGGTGGATCGCCTGATACGATTACTTTTGGAAATATATATTGGGGTGGTAAGAAAGTTAATTTTAATGCTAATGGATATTCTGTCGATTCATTAGAAGATGAATCAACTGCTGAAGTTCAAAATATAGCTGGCTATATGGATATATATTTATATCGTAATGGCTCAAGTAATCCAACTAATAGTGGATTTAGTGCAATAACTATTATGCAATCAGCAGGATTAATTTATACATGGGATAGCACTAAATTAATGAGCAATTGCGCTTTTGCTATTATTCATCTTAAATATAATGCTGATCGTGCTTTAACCTCATTGCAATCCACAAGGTTTGAATTAACAAATGCAAGAAAATCGCCAGGTGATTGCTTTTTAGATTATTTTACTTCTACTCGTTATGGCGCGGCTATTCCTACATCTTTAATTGATACAACTTCTTTAACCGCATTAAATACTTATTCAGACGCACCTTTTACTTATACGCCATATCCAGGCGGTTCTGCAACGCAACCAAGATTTGAATTTAATGGCGTAATAGATACTAATCAAAAAATTATGCAAAACATTCAAGCAATGTCAGATTGTTGCGATTGCTTGGTTAAATATAATGAAATTACAGGGACTTGGGGTGTTATTACTCAATCGCCAACATATACAGTAGCAATGGCTTTAAGTGATAGTAATATTATTTCGCCTATACAAATAACACCAATAGATTTAGCCAATTCATTTAATGTAATAGAAGTTAAATTTCCTGATGTATCAGAAAAAGATACATTTAATTCAGCTACTTTTGATCTTCAAACTATTGCGCCTACATTGCTATTTCCAAACGAGCCTGTTAATAAACAATCAGTTAATTTATATTTAACAAATAATAATGTAACGGCTCAATATCTTGCAAACAGAATGCTTGAAGCGGCTAGAGAAGATTTGCAAGTTGTTTTAGAAATTACATATATTGGCATTCAATTAGAAGCTGGCGATATTGTAACAGTTACCAATACTAATTATGGTTGGAATGCTAAATTATATAGAGTGTCAAAAGTTGTAGAAAAAATAGCAGACACAGGTGCAATTACGGCTGAATTAACTTTAATGGAATACAATCCTGAAGTTTATGACGACATAAATATAACGCAATTTACACCTGCGTCAAATACTGGTATTAGCTCACCAATTACTTTCGGCACAATTCCTGTTCCTGTTATATCAGCTAATTATCCATCAGTTGATAATCCTTATTTTGATGTAACTATTACAAGCTCAAGTGCAGGCATAACACAATATGCTGAAATTTGGTATTCAGCTTATCAATATCCAACTACTGCTCAACTTATATTTGCAGGCACTACGGCTATACAGTCTAATGGCAATCCTTATGGCATTAATACTACTATGCCAACTGTTCAACTTTATGGCATTTCAGCGGGCAATTGGTATTTCTTTAGTCGCATGGTTAATCAAATTGCAACAAGTGATTTTTCATTAGCTTCAACAGTTTTTCAATGGCGACCAATGACATTCCAATATACAGAAAAATATATATCTGTAGCTTATGCAGACAATATTACTGGCACAAGTAATTTTAGTTTTAGTCCTACAAATAGAACTTATTTTGGTCTTTATAATACCGCATCATCTAGCCCATCTTCTACGGCTTCAGACTATAAATGGTATTTAGCTGATCCTACTTTTGGCACTAATATTTACCTTGCTTATGCAAATAGGCAAAGTCGTAAATTTAGTTTTGATACAGACTTTGCAGGCTACGCTGGAACAACTGGAACTTTTACTCCCACTACTGCATTAAAATTTAATCCTAGAATATGGTCAGCTCTTGATCCTTTAGGTTTAACTCCAAATATTATTGATTTAGATCAAGCAACTGGACAAGTTATTGGCACAGGCACTACGACAATTGGAACAGGCCAAATTAAAGTTCAAAATACAAACACAGGGCAAGTAGTAGCTTCATTAGATACATTTTTAGATTTTGGTGGCCCTTCTACCAAAACAGGAAGTGCGGCTACTTTAACCATTGATATTTATGGTCGAGTTGTAGGATTTACTGCGCCTGATGACTTTTTTATTACGATTGATAATTTTGATGCTACTTCAGCGCAAACTGTATTTAGCGTAACTCGCGATGCTGATTATATTGTAGGTCAATGTTTAGTATTTCAAAATGGATGTTTGTTATCAGAATCAGAATACACAGACGCATCAGCAAGTGTAACATTAAGCGTAGGCGCTACTTTAAATGATGTTGTATCAGTTATATCTATGCGAGCTAAATCTAGTGGAGTATTTTATAATAATACTTTTTTAACTGTGGATAGTGTATCAGGTGCAGATGTAATTTGGGATAGTGCAACTATGCCTTATCAAGCTATTGTAGTTGGCAGTATTATGACTTTTGCTAATACAGGCACTCCAACTCAATATACTGTATCTAGCGTTAATTATTCAACGCGCACTATTACCTTTACAACGACTGTAACAAGTGTTGTATTTGGCGATAGCATTTATAATTATCGTGCGGCTACTCAATCTTATCCTGCATTTTCAAGATTTGAAGATGATTTAACTTCAGCTTCTAGTTATACGCCTACGACATGGGAATTTCATTCAGGATATGAATTGCCATTTATAAATGGAACTATTTTAAATGAGCAAGATTTTGATATATCAGGAAATACATTAGGCAATTTTCCATCAACAACAACTGGTAAATTAGTCAATATCCAATTTAGTAGTAATAACTTAACAACGCCTACAGGAACGCCTGTAAATGTATTAGCTTTTAGCGTAGCAGGGCAAAGTAATTATTCATTTAATTTTGGTGCAAACGCTTTTAATCTATATGCTAATGGTGTATTATTAGAAGATTCTGTTGATTATACTACTTCTTCAGGTGTATGGAGTTTAACAACACCATATACAACGACATCAGTCGTATTTGTTCAACAAACATTCGCATCAGCAGGTGCGGCATAAGGGGAAATAAATGACACAAGCCTTTAATTTATCACAATTAGCCAATAAGGTTAATTCTTCAGGTTTGCTTGATGTAGCCACAGGTGTTACAGGCACTCAAGCCGTTGCTAATGGTGGCACAGGGCAATCAACATATACTGACGGACAGTTGCTTATAGGTAATACGACAGGAAATACTTTAACTAAAGCTACATTAACTGCTGGCACAGGTATTACAGTTACCAATGGATCAGGTGCAATTACAATTGCGGCGTCATCTAGTGGAGGACAATTGCAAAGTCAATTATTTACAAGTCCTGGCACTTGGACTAAACCCGCGTCAGCTACTCAAGTAAGAGTAACAGTCATTGGCGGCGGTGGTGGTGGTTATACATCAGGCGGTGGACCAGGTGGTGCTGCGCTAGCAGCTAATGTTCCTGTAAGCGGTCCTGTAACAGTAACTGTAGGCGCAGGCGGTAACGCAATACCTGGTGGGCAACCTGGTAACACTTCATCTTTTGGACCATTAGTAAGTGCTACAGGTGGAGCTGGCTCTAGTGGCAATTCAAGAGGAACTGGCACAATATCCGCAGGATCTACTATAAAAATTACTGCTCCTGGCCCTGCCCAGACTGGCCTATACAGTCCGATGGGCGTGCAGGGCCCCAGGCAATTTACTGGCCCATTTGCATCTAATCATCCAGGAATAGCTTTTAGTGCTACAAGTGGTAGTGATGCGGGCGGTGGTGGACCAGGTTCGCCTCCAGGTCAAGTTGGTGGTGTAGGCGGCGCAGTTCTTGTAGAATTTGTAGGATAATATTTTTAATTAAGGAAAATTAAAATGGCAAAAAATGCTTTAATATCACCAACAGAATCACCTGTTCAATATATATCAGGATGGACAACAGATATACCGCCTGAGCCAATTTTTACACAGATTGCTGATTCTTGTAGAGTAGCGCAAGTAGAAGATCAAACTTTTGAAGTGTCTTTACCTTTATTTTGGAAAGAATGTGCAAATGATGTAGTAGCGGACAAATGGTATTACAATACAAGTGATAATGAAATTTACGAAAAACCTGCATCGCCACCATATCCTGATTAATTAAAAAAATAATATATGACAATACAACAATTTAAAGACAACAAATATATACATCTTAAAAATTTTCTTAATATAACAAATTGTGCTGAATTAACTGAAGAATTAAAAAAATTAGCAGATCAAAAGCTAACGAGTAAAGATGATCAATGCCCTAAATCAGATTCAATTCATGGCGCAGTAATTTTCGATAAGTTATTAGAAGATTTAACTCCTCATTTTGAACAAGCAGTAGGGCTTAAATTATTTCCTACTTATTCTTATGCAAGACTATATCACACTCAAGGTGAAGAATTAAAAAACCATAGAGATAGATCCGCCTGTGAAATATCAGTATCCATTACATTAGGTTTTGAAGGAGATGTATGGCCTATTTATATGGCAGATGAAGCAACAGAAAAAGATGGTGTTTTAAGAATAGGGGAAGAAGATTCTCGTGATTATATAAAAAATATTTCTGAAATAAAAATGTCAGTTGGTGATGCCGTTATATATCGAGGTTGTGAGAAATTTCATTTTAGAGAACCTTATAAAGAGGGTAAGTGGCAAGCGCAAGTATTCTTACATTATGTAGATCAAAATGGCCCTTATGCTGAATGGAAATATGATAAGCGTGAAGCATTAGGTATAGAAAAAATAGAAGTTGAGCGAGGTTTTGACGATTGTTATATAGTGCGCGATGCTGTAAGCAAAGAATTTTGTGATAAACTTATTCAAGAATATTCTAAAACCGAAGTAAAAAAAGAACTTCCATATATTGGAGGTGGTCATGAGCGTATTGATTTAGATATTAGAAATGTTCAAAGATTGCAACTTCCTTTATATGCAGGAATAGGTGCAACACTTACCGCTATAGGATTAAATGTTAATAATAGCAAGTGGAAATATCATATTACTCATTCTAATCAATCTGAATTTTTAATGTATGATGTAAAAGGTAAGTATGAAACTCATGTAGATACTTTTCATAAATTATCAAATGAAACAAGAAAACTAACTATATTAGTATTTTTAAATGATGACTTTGAAGGCGGTAAATTTTATATTGCTAATGGACATGAAAGATTATATCCCGAACAAAAGAAAGGCACTGTGTTAATATTCCCATCTTTTATGCCACATGGTGTTGAGCCGATAACTAAAGGTGTAAGATATTCTATTGTAACTTGGATGGTAGGACCTTATTTTAAATAAATTTATAGGGTTAAGTGGACTACCTCGAACAGGATCGACATTATTAAGTGCTATATTGTCACAGAATCCTGAAATCCACGCAGAGGGTAATAGTGCAGTATGCCAGTTAATGTGGGATGCACAATGTTCTGTATTAGGAACGGCTAACCAACAACTGATAGCGTCTAATAGATTAAATACTGGAATAGAAATCATTAAAAATATTCCTAACATTTATTATAAAGATATAACTGCATCAACTGTGATAGACAAATGTAGATCATGGACATTACCTGACAACATGGCAATGCTTAATAAATACTTTGAGCATAAACCAAAAGTTTTAGTTTTAGAAAGACCTTTAATTGAAATTGTTAAATCTTTTGTTTCATTAAGATTATCTAATAATTGGAAAGATAATCCTGAAAATGGATTGTTAGATGAATGGTCAGAACCAATTATGCGCTCTTATCAAGGCGTAAGATGGGCAAAAACCAATAATAATGGTGAATTTTTATTTATACAATATAATGATTTAGTAAATAATGCTCAACTTATAATAAATAAAATATATAATTTTTGTGAATTAGAATATTTTAAACATGACTTTAACAATATAATAAATAAGCATCTTGAAAATGATGAAGTATATGGAATGCTAGGTCAGCATGATATAAGACCTACAATTAATAAAAGAAAAATAAATGTAGAATTATCACAAGAAATAATAAAAAAATGTCAAATATTAGAACAATTGTAATTGTAGGATTATCAGGATCGGGTAAAACTACATTAGCAAAAGCATTGTCTAAAGAACTTAATGCTAAACATTTAAACGCTGATGAAATTAGGCATGAATACAATGATTGGGATTTTTCTGAAGCAGGTCGATTAAGACAAGCGTATAGAATTAAAAATTTATTAGATAAACATGATTTAGTGGTATGCGATTTTATAGCACCCAAAGCTATTTATAGGCATATTGTTGATGCTGATATATTGGTTTGGATGGATACTGTTAAAGAAAGTCAATACAAAGATACTGATAGTTTATTTGAGCCGCCTAATCAATATAATTTTAGAATTACAGAGAAAAATGCAGATAAATATGTTAAAATAATTTGCAATTCTATAAGATAAGACCATCGCATTGCGTCAGAGAGATGCTTGCGTTATTTACCTAGTGAGGAAAACATGGCTATCTTTAATAAAAATTCACTCCGTCAAGTATCGGGGTTTGATAATCAAATCATTGCAGGCGAGTTAGTTTATAACCAAGCTACTTATTGGAATTTAACTTTAACTGCAACTGGCACAGAGCTTCCAATAGATTTAACAGGCGCAACTATTAGCGCATCAATTATTCGTAGGCAATTATCTAATGTTCGAGATAGTCGTTATGGACTTACTTTTGACATTGCTGATTACTCACCACCACCTTCCGCAGTTACTCTTACCATTACTAATAAGGTTGATGCCGCAGGCACATTTACTTTAGTAATTGATGAAGGTGCATGGGGTGTTATAGCAAGCGATCCTCAATTAGATATTAATGCTGAAAACTGTGTAGGCTTTTCAGGTCGCATTAAAATTTCTTATCCTGCAAGTGGCTCAACACCTGCTCAAGATTTAATTATTTTCTTACTATTCCTAGTAAGATCAGACGGAGTGATAAACTAAAATGGCTATTATTAATGCATCAATTCAATCAGCGGCGGATGTAACTTTAACTGTTGATCGCGGAATTATTGGAACTTCAGGGGCATCAGGTTACTCCGGTTTTTCAGGTTATAGTGGGCTTGGTTTTTCGGGCGGATCAGGCGTTTCAGGCTATTCAGGTTATAGCGGTTTTTCAGGTTATAGCGGATCAGGTATTTCAGGATTTTCAGGTTATTCAGGATCAGGCACAAGTGGTTTTTCAGGCTTTAGCGGTCAAGCAGGCCCTCAAGGCGTATCAGGTTTTAGTGGAATTTCAGGTCAAGATGGTTTAAGCGGATTTAGTGGACAATCAGGCTTCAGCGGTTATTCAGGATCAGGTATCAGCGGTTATAGCGGTGCTACAGGCCCTCAAGGCATTAGCGGATTTAGTGGCGCACAAGGAGCGTCAGGTTTCAGCGGCCAATCCGGACAAGATGGAGCTAGTGGCATAAGTGGCTTTAGCGGATTTTCAGGATCAGGAATAAGTGGCTATAGTGGTTATAGCGGTGAAGCAGGGCCACAAGGTATTTCAGGATTTAGCGGTTATAGTGGACAAGATGGCCAATCAGGTTATAGTGGTTTTTCAGGCCAAAATGGTGCATCAGGAATCAGCGGCTTCAGCGGTTATAGTGGATCAGGCGTTAGTGGTTTTTCAGGATATAGTGGCGAAGCAGGGCCGCAAGGCATAAGTGGTTTTTCAGGAATCAGCGGATTTTCAGGCCAAGATGGTGCTAGCGGTATATCCGGTTTTTCAGGCTATAGTGGATCGGGTATTTCAGGTTATAGTGGCTATAGTGGCGAAGTTGGCGCATCAGGTGAATCAGGATATAGTGGCTGGTCAGGTCAGGTAGGTGCAAGCGGCTTCAGCGGATTCAGCGGCATATCAGGTTTTTCAGGATATAGCGGATCGGGAGTAAGTGGTTTTAGCGGTTATTCAGGCGAATCAGGATTTAGTGGAATCAATGGGTTAAGCGGATATTCAGGTCAAGATGGTCAATCAGGCTACTCCGGATTTAGCGGATTTAGTGGTCAGGTTGGTTTTTCAGGATTAAGTGGTTTCAGCGGATTCAGCGGGGAAGTAGGTGCATCAGGATTTTCAGGAATCAGCGGTGCATCAGGCTATTCAGGAATCAGCGGTTTCAGCGGAACTCCAGGATCATCATCAAGCTTTTTTGAATATCATGCTAACACAGGTGCAACTTCAGGTTATCCAGGCAATGGCGCAATAACTTGGGATAATGCAACTCAAACAAGTGCAACTATAGTTAATGTTTCACATCTTACAGAGCAAAATGTTGATATTGATGTTTATTTAGCTTTATTAAAAGTTACAGAGCAATTTGTTATTCAAGATGCTAGTGCAAGTGCTAATCAACAAACTTGGGAAATTAATGGAACGCCTGTTCACTATAATGCAGGAACTTCTACATCATATTGGGCTTATCCTGTTACTTTAATTTCAAGCGCAGGAACAGGCACTACAGGTTTTGCTAACAATCATAATTTAATATTTGCTCTTGTTAATGGTGTGTCAGGATTCAGCGGCTATAGTGGTTTCAGCGGCTATAGTGGATTCAGCGGTGCATCAGGAATTAGCGGCTTCAGCGGTTATTCAGGTGAACAAGGCATACAAGGAATTAGCGGTTATTCAGGTTTCAGCGGCTATAGTGGCGCGCAAGGTTCAAGCGGCTTCAGCGGTATCAATGGCGCTTCAGGCATATCAGGATTCAGCGGTGCTAATGGGGCTAGTGGAATTAGTGGCTTTAGTGGTTATTCAGGAAGCGGTATATCAGGCTTTTCAGGATTTTCAGGGTATAGTGGCGTTCAAGCAAGTTTAGTAAATAATTTAATTTATAATGCTTATACTGCAACCGCAGGACAAACAAGTTTTACAACAACTAATACTTATACTGCAAGCAAAATACAAGTATCAGTAAATGGGGTTATACTTGTTAATGGAACTGATTGCACAGTATCGGGCGGAACTACATTTACAACAACTGCATTAGCATTAAACGATAGGGTATTAGCAATATATCCAATTTAAAGGATTAATATGAATAAGATAACACAAGAAGTTTTGGACTACTTAAAAGAGTATGACAAAAATCAATATAGATTTTTACTTACAAATAATTACGAGCGAGCGGTTTTTCTAAAAGGCGATCCTGTCTATCCTAGAGAAGCCACTCGTTATCTTTGGGCTAACCGCAATCTATTAGGCAAGAATATTCTTGAGATAGGTTGCTCTACAGGTTACGGCTCTCAATTCCTTCCTAATGATGCAAACTATATAGGTTTAGATTACGATCCTCTTATTATAGAGGTCGCACGCGAACAGGAATGGGGCTTAAACGCATCTTTTACAAACGCTGATATAAACACCTATCCTTTAGCTCAATACGACACCATAATTGCTTTTGAATTAATTGAGCATATTGATAATGGACTAGAGATAGCACAAAAACTTAAGCAACATTGCAAACGACTTCTATTAACCACTCCACATAATGAGCCTGTAGGATTTTGGGGCGAACATCATAAGCTTCATGGCTTAAACGAATCACACTTTCCTGACTTTAAATTTAATTACATTAATGAGCATGGTTTTATTTCAGAAACTATGCGCGAAGTTAATGATAACAATAAATTTAATCTTATGATTATGAGGTGGGATCGTGGATAAAGTTCTTTGTTCTGTAGCCACTCGCGGTCGTTATCAAACTACTTTACCTTTAACGCTTAACGCTATAATTAATCAGACAAAAAAGGTTGATAAGCTAGTTATCTTTGATGACAATGATGAGCCACAAGATATGCGGAAAGAATTAGTATATAGCTACTTTTTTCAAATACTTTCCATTAAAGGCATTGCTTGGGAATGGGTTTATGCTGGAAAAAAAGGTCAGCATTACATTCATCAAATGGCTAATGGCATGGGCTTTGATTGGGTGTGGCGCGTTGATGATGACGCAATACCCGAACCCAATGTCTTACAAAATCTTTTTAATTACACTCATAAAAATGTAGGCGCAGTAGGTGGCGCAATATTAACTCCACCATTACAATTTCAGAATGAAAAGCCTACAGGCAAAATAGAATTAATTAATAGAGAGCCTAACATTCAATGGTCTTTTATTCAAAAGGTTAAAGAGGTTGAGCATCTTCATTGTTCTTTTCTTTACAGAGCTGGGGTGCATGATTATCATTTAGGGCTTTCAAGGGTAGCGCATAGAGAAGAAACATTATTTACTTATGGACTATTTAAAAAAGGCTATAAAATTCTTGCCGTTCCTAATGCTAATACTTGGCATTTTAAAAATCCTAATGGCGGAATAAGAAGCGAATCCAATGAAATTCTTTATGGGCAAGATGAAACTGTATTTAATAATTTAATTAATTATAGTGATAAAACTATTGTGATATTAAATGGTGGCATGGGCGATCATATAGTTTTTAAGCGTGTAATGCCTGACATTAAAAATCCTGAAATATTTACTTGTTTTCCTGACATAGTGCCTGGCAAATCTATTGCTGAAGCGCATCAATTATTTGGTGATCTTGATACATGGAATATTTATATTAAAATGTATCAATGGAAATGGAAAGACAGTTTAGAAAATGCTTATAGAAAGTTATATCTATGATTATTATTAGCCCTTATGCTAAAGCTTTGAAAAGCGGAAAGACTAATCCTAAAAACTATCCTTATTGGAAGGAACTTATTAGACTAATTGATGAGCCAATAGTTCAAGTAGGCATAGAAGGTGAAGAACAATTAGTTGATGACTTTAGAAAAAACTTAACACTTGATGAGCTTGGAAAGCTTGTTGATCAATGCAAAACATGGATAAGTTGCGATTCTTTTATGCAACATTTTTGTTGGGATCGTAAAAAATATGGTATAGTTCTATGGTCGGTTTCTGATCCTCTGATATTTGGACACCCTGAAAATATTAACCTATTGAAAAATAGGAATAATTTGGTTGAAAATCAATTTTTATGGTGGGAAGATACAGAGCATGATGCTAACAAATTTGTTAATCCTGAAATAGTGATTGAAAGTTTAAATGCAAACTTCCCATGAAACCATTGATGACATATTCGATTTTCTACAAAATAAAACAATCAAAGATATTGGCTCTGATTATTACGATAATAAAAATTATTTGGTTATTTTATTATCTGATGGTTCTCTTTGCTATATATCTTCTAGCGGCGATTTGTTTATGGCTCTCGAACGCCATCTCATTAATTAGTAGAAAGAAATAATATGGACATGCAAGAACACACGAAACATGTATTAGATACAGTTTCGGGAATTACAGTTTTAGGAACTGTTATGAAATTTTTACCAGCTATTGCGGCGTTGTTATCAATAGTTTGGTATTGCATAAGGATTTTTGAATGGGCGCGTTCTAAATTTAAAAAATAAAATAATGCCCTTAAAAGATAAAAGCAAAACAAAAGATTATTTAAGGGCTTGGAAAGACAAGAACCGAGAGAAAAATCTTTTTCAGTTAGCTCGACATCGTGCCTTAAAAAAAGGTATTGAATTCAATATAGAAATATCCGATATAGTTATTCCTGAAACATGCCCTATCTTGGGACTTCCTATTAAAAAATTAATTGATGGTAATCGTGATTTAAGTCCTAGCCTTGATCGCATAGATAATGCTAAAGGTTACATTAAAGGCAATATTCAGGTAATATCTTTTAAAGCTAATGCTATGAAGCTTACTGCTAATAAAAATGAATTAATTAACTTTTCTAATTGGGTGAGAGAAAACTATGAGTAAATATTCGGAAGCTGGTAAAGGATCAATTAATAAGCTTAAACAAAAAAGCTTGTATGATGAGAATTACGAAAAGATTTGGGGCAGTAAAAAGAATAAGCTTTATGAGGAACGCTATTATGATTCTGATGAAACAACTTCATGGGATCAAGATAAGGTTGATATGATTGGTCTTAATAACAATACAGGCGATCATTATATAAAATAAAAAAGGGGCAATTAAGCCCCTTAATTATTTGTGAATACCATTTTCTGAAGAACGCTATTCACCTTATTTAAAATAACTATTTATTCATTACATACATAGTTACTTCAAATCCAAATCTCATTTCTGTAGCTGATGGAGTAGTCCACATAGTATTTATCCTTTATCTGTAACAAGCAAAATTACTTGTTATGCAAATTATGGGCTTTTTGCAAGACAAAACCATCAGTAAAATCATTAAAATGGCATTGCTGAATCAGTTGCACTTGTATTTGATCCTGCACCATCTTTAGGTTGCGGTTCTCTCATTGTTACCCAGCCGTCAAAATTGACAGGGATAGATTCAATAAGAAGTGAAGTGCCGCCTTGTTTATTAGACATTGCAACTCCAACTTTAGTCCAGCGAGCTTTTGTTTCGCCTTCTTTGTTTACATACTCGCCTGTTTTAGCGATTAAATCATGGGTTATTGCCATTTTGTATTTCCTTTAAGTTATTAACGATAGTTTCTATTTCCTGTAAGAATAAGATCACCTTATCTTGCATTGTTTTAATATATTCATCATCACGATAAATACGCTTCACAAATCCTTCTAATCCCGTAAGGTCGGGATCAAAAGAAACGAGATCACAAAATTCCATTTCAGGCATACAGGCTAATTGCCACATGCATTGGTCGTAATATTGTTCTAATTGTTTGCCACCTGTTAAATAATTATCCAAATGGTTACTTGGATCGGGCGCTTTTAGCTCAATTAAATATGGCTTGTCAGCAAATACAATTCCATCAGGACTGCATTGAGCATTTTCAATTGTAGGATGTTTAACAATGGCTACTTGATCCACAAAGACATTATGCTTAACTTCATACCAAGAACGCGCCAACGGCTCAAGTTCGATACCTCTTATCATTGCGGGCGATTTCCAAGTATCTAATTTTTTACTTGTTAATCTTTCCCTGATTAATTCATTTTTATATTTTCTACGGGTTAATGATTCGCCACCTGATCTGCCTTCAGTAAGCAAATCTGCAATACGGCTACCGCCTATCTTTCCGATGCGAAGCGCTTGCCATTTTTCCGATCCCTGAATTACATCTTTAATAATTCTTTCTTCTAATTTCATGTAGTTTCCTTGTTTAAATTTAAGTTTCTATAAGTAACGCCATCATGCCATTGCTGATCTATTGATTGCTCATAAAGGCTTATTAATCTATCAGGATGAAGCAATAAAGGTTTTTGATTCTTAAAACAAAAAGCATAAAGCAAAGGGCATTTTTCAGAGCTATACCATTCCATAAACATTGGAAACATTTTAATTTCTGAAGCTTTAATATTGGCAGTTCCCTTTACCATTATTAACCCAGCCTTACCATTATTGTTAATATAAAAATCAGGCATATTTCTAATAAAAGTATTAAGGTCATAAAAATTAGGAATTGGATCGTTTTTCTCATCAAAGCCTAATCTTCTATAAAAATATCCTTTTGATTGGCAATAAGATTCAAATAACATTTCCGCTATATTGACGACATTATTTCTTTGTTTATAAGAATAAGTGCCATTCATAATTTCGGGCTTTGAATTTTGCCATATAAAGGAGCTAATAAGTATTTATCGCCCAGCTCTCTTTTAATATCTTCTATTCTTGTTTTGCGGGCTTCTATAGCCATTAATTCTTGCGCGGAATAGGGTAGCGTCACTCCGTAAAAATTACTGTTTCTTGATCCTTCCATCATAGCTCCGCCTTTCTTTTATCTTTAGCTTCAATTACCATTTTAGATAAAGTGCGATCATTCTTAACTTCACCCATTACAAAATTATAATTAGCCTGGAGTTCTTCTAAAGTTTGTGATTGATTAATTCTTTGAAGATAATCTGCGGCATTAAGAACTGCGGATTGACCATCGTCATCTTCAGCATAAAGCAAGCACAATGCGGAAATCGAGTATCTGCGAATGTAGCTAGTGGCCGAAGCCAATCCCTGCGGATCTTGCTTTTGAATAGGACAGACGGCAGTATCTTCCAACCATTCACCCGAACTATGCAATAAACGAGTGGTTAAATGAAGTTTATTATCATCGGAAGGACTTAATGATTGAAGAATAGCAATTCCATTATTATTAAGCGGCGCTTTAACCGCATCAATAACTGAATTGATATTGGCATACTTGGATTTGTAATGAGGATTAGTTGAATCTTTAACGGCAAATCTAATTTCTTTTTGCGCGGATACTAAAGCTTCAGCTATCTGTTTGATGCTTTCGG